CAATTCATCTAAACTTCTTTTGATTGTATTTGAATCACAATTACATAATTCAGATAATTTTTTTTTACTAGGATAGCTTTGCCATTGTTCATTGGCATAATTTGCTAATACTAATAATACTAATTTTGAAGTAGGTCTTATATTCTTTGCATTTATACAAAGTGCTAAAGCATCAAATGACATTTTTTTCTCCTTTTAGTTTAAGCATTATAAATATTTTATAATAATAAAATAAAAAAGTAAATATCCTATAAAAGATAAAAAAAGAATGTAATAAAATCAATACCTTATAAAAAAAGTTCAATAAAAGGTTTACAATAGTA